TAGGAACTTCCTCGTCCAGATCAGGCTTGTCTGGTTCTCAATGATGCCCTTCAGCATCAGGCCACTGTCATAGATCCTGATCTCCATAGCTATACTCCCAAATACCGATAGCGGAACTTGATGGAGACAGTCATATAGTCGACGCCTTCATCTGCCGCATATCCGATGGAGTTCTTGCCGTGCATGAGCTGAATGAACTCGGAATCCTCGGTCAGATACTCATTGATTTCCGTCTTCACGCCGCCGCGTTCCAGATAGACGTGTTTGTTGTTGGTCTCTGTGGTGATAGTAACCTGGTCACCGAAGATCATGTTGAAGGGAACAGCTGTCGTCCCGAGAGTAATATGCTGATTGTTCTCGACGTGGGTCACAGACGGGTTCTTGACTGCTCCGTTGGCGTTGATCATGATTGTGATGCCGATGTTGTCGGCTGCCGCTCGGTTGTCGATGGTTTCCAGCCGGGAATCCATCCGCTTGCCGAACTCTTCCCCTCCATCCACGAACTCATGGATCCACTCGAACTCAGCGCTCCAGGCCGCCATAGATACGACGATGTCATTGAGCCCGGTGAAGAATGGGTCCGGGCAAAGCAAAGAGACGGTCGCTTTCGCGGACCGTCCCTGTTCAATCTGGATTTCTTCGACCTGGTACTTGATCTCCCGCTCGACCGTTCCCTCTTTGTAGGTGAGGGTCCCGTAGCTCTTAGGCTTGAATAGGTTGTAGAGGAGGTCTCTGTTGGTCTGGTGGTCATCCTTGTCGTGCATCGTCAGGACAATGTTCCTCATCTTGACGGTCGTTCCTTGGTAAGTAGATCCGTCCGTCATTGTGTTCGCAGATGTGTTGACGTCATTCTCCACGCCGTAGATCCCATCGACGTCAGTCAGAACAAACGGGCTGAATGAGCGCCCAAAGATGACGGAGATATTGTCCTCGTTGGTGCATGTTATGGTTCTTTTATCGATCATATCATGCTCCTTTCAGGGCAAGTACCATCTGCCGTGTGGCGTTTCGTGTCTGCCTGGCCACTTCGGCCGGTGACAATGATGTTGGCGAATTTACGATGACTGTCTGGTTGAATCCGCTAGAGGACTTTTCGTCATGCTCATCCAAAGCGTCTGATATGTAGGTCTTTAGGTTGTCGATTGGAAGAACTGCTTCCGGACCGGATTCTCCTCCACCCATGAACGATGAACCGTTCAGGCCGAAGATTGTCGGTGATGTCAGAATACCTCCTGCCTTGTACCAGTTCACGCTGATGGTCGGAACGGATCCGCTCTCAGCATCAAAGACACCGTTCATAGAGAAGTGAGGCAGCTTGATATAGCTATTGAATGAGAATTGAGCGCTTGCGAAGGCGTTCTGCATCTCTGCGATAGAGCTGCGGGTCTTGTTCAGCGAACGGTCCATCATGTTTTCGATGATGGAATAGACGCGTGTCATCGACGTCTGAACTGATACTGCCATGAGATTCATAGTTACTGTGGTGTTGGCAATCATCTGAGTCAGCCCGGTCTTGATCGTTGTCGTGACCGCCTGGGCCAGTGCTGTCGCATTGGCTGTGACGGTTGGCGTCGCTGATGCAAATGCGCTGGCAAACTGGCTGAGAATGTTGGTGACCGCGTTTCCAAGGGCCGACAGACCAGTCTCGACAATGTCAACAGACGTGACCATTGAGGATAGATTATCAGCCGCGCTATGAGCACTGGTCCCGATGGTGGCCATCTCGACCGCAAGGGGAGCCATTACGACGTCCAGAGCTGCTACACCTACCACGGCCGCAAGAGCACCAGCCGCAAGGACAAGAGCCCCGGCTCCGCCAGAGATAGCACCGGCAGAGAAGACTCCCAAGGCCGTCCCCATCTTTACGATGGTTGTTGCCGCCTTCGTCCCATAGGTACAGATCGTTGGAAGCTGTCCGGAAAGCAATGTCAGGCCTGCTGACGCGAGAAACACCGATGCTCCAATTAGAGCGAGACCTGCTCCGAATGCAACAAGTCCCACTGCTCCCGCTGTCAATGCCGGAGCCAATGCAGCTGCTCCAACTGCCATGCCAGCAACAGCCGCAGTCATAGCCACCAATGCAATAGCCGCACCAGGGCCGGCAGACGCAACTTTAATTGCTGCATTCGCCAAAAGCGCAAGGCCTGCCGATGCCATGAGGATACCAGCGCCAGCCGCCACCAACCCGAGAGCATTCTGAGTCAACGTGGCTAGAGTAGATGATACGCCTGAGATCCCCGGCGTTGCTGCTGTTGCGGCAGAACCGAAGCTAGTGAACTTTCCGATGATTCCGCCGATGCTAGTGGCCAGGCCTCCGACCTTCGATCCGATTGAAGAGACCGCCGAAATGACCGGGATGGCGACAATAGCCACCTCTCCCAGCTTGGTGATGAAAGACTGCATTCCAGGATCCAGACTGTTCCACCAATCAGTCAGGCTCTGAATAGCCGTTCCAAGCGCATCAAAAGCGCTATTGATAGTCGTTGAGATTGTGGTCCCGAGAGTAGAGCTCTGGCCAGTAACGCCTTCGATGATGGCATTGATCAGGTCTCCTCCGGCATTCACCAGTTCTTCCCGGTGTTCGATGAAATAGTTCACGATCCCAGATACGATTCCGGCTATGCCAGTAATGATCTCCGGCATATTGTCAATAATAGACTGCCCTATTGTTCCGAGCATCGGCAATAGGTTTCCGTTGACAAATGTGCTGACAGACTGCAGAAGAGTGTCAAGCGCCGGACCGACGTCTTCTCCGATTGCCAAAGATCCCACGAAGTTGGATGCCGCCGCCTTCATCGCTCCCAATGATCCGGAGAATGTAGTTGATGCTTCTTCTGCCGCAACGCCAGTCAAGTTCAGATTTTCCTGAATGACATGGATCGCAGAGTATACATCGCCAAGATTTGAAATGTCATAATGCACTCCTGAGATTTTTTCTGCGTCAGCAAGAAGCCTCTCCATCTCAGTCTTTGTGCCGCCATATCCAAGTTTCAGATTGTCCAGCATGGTATAGTTCTGTTTTGCAAAACCTTGATATGCAGTCTGAATAGATTCAATATCAGTTCCCATCTTGGCCTGGTTGTCGGCCATGTCCTGGATTGCGGTGTTGGCCGCCTCGGCTGCTTTTACGGCATCTCCGCCATAGGCCTGCTTCAAGGCCGCGCCAAAGCTGACCGCCTGCTCCGAATAGTCATTCATGGAGATTCCATAGGAGGCCGCTTCTTTTGCGAAGGACCTGACAGTGTCTGCCGCTTCTCCGTAGATGGTTCCGACGCCGCCCATATAGGACTGCTGAAGATCCGCTCCGGCACTTAGCGCCGACTTAAGGACCTTAGTGAAGGCTGTTGCAATACCGGCCTTTATCATGAAGGACTTGAACTTTCCAGCAAATGAATTGCCGGCAGATGCTCCGGCATCTGATGCCGGTCCATCCATTACAGAGGTGAGATTGGCCTTCATTCCTTCTGTTGAGGGCATGATCTGCACATAGGCAGTCCCGATTGTAGAAGCCATAACTACTTCACCTCCTCCTGATGCTTATGACCTGCGATCTTCTCCCAGGTCTTCTCATAGTCATCTGCTTCGTCGAATCCCTGATAGTCTCCCTTGGAGGCTTCTTTCTTATCCCCGTGGATGACACGATCAGAGATGTAGTCTGGCTTAGGAACGTGCCCCTTCTTGTGCGTTTTTGCCATTACATACAGCACGGAAGTGATGTCATCATGGATCATGGCCAGCAGGGATGTATCCATATCAGACTTGACCCCTTCGGCTTCCATGCGGATCCTTGACCCGTGGCGCAGTCCTGCAGCCAATGTGGCTGCATAGCGACCCGGAAGGTCCCTCCAGTTATAGATGCTGTACGTTTCAGCAAAATCACAAACAAGAGCGTCTTCGTCCAGACTGACGAAGGCGCACAGGCACATCAGTTTTTTACTGCGGTATTACTCAGGGTGAAAATCTCTGCCATTTCCTTGCTGACTGCCTCAGCAGGAACGGTTCCGTCCTTGCGACGGACATGATCATAGAGCTTCTTCCTCTGGTCTTTTCCGAGGAGAAGAACAATGACCTTCGACATTGCCAGCGGGTCTGCATCATTGAGGCTCGCAATGGCATCAATCAATTCCATGTTGTCCAGGTTAGATGCAGGGATGGCAAAGGAGAAACCAGAAGCGGTCTCTCCTTTGATTACCTTCACCTGGGCAGACTCTTTCTCTGCCGCCATCGATTACTCTCCGGCCTTGATGTACTCGTAGTGCGTGGTTCCGGTGTCATCAGGCAGTGCAGACACCGTTACGTTGTATCCTACTGGATCGGAATCGTTGTAGACGATATCGTCCATCTCTGTGATCTTTCCGGCAGGGATGACGATGCGCTTGACCGCTCCGCCCTTCATGACCATGTCGATGACCCATACATACTCCAGGGCTTCGTCATTAGTTGCCTTGACAGTCAGGCCGGTCGCCAGGTCTCCTGTCACATTGGTTGCGTTGTAGACGGCCTTCAGGACATCTGCATTGAGAGCCTCAATGAGATTGAACTGGAAGGTATCCACCTTTGAGCCAGTCGTATAGAGCACCGGATCTCCGCCCCAGGCATTGACCGGGTCTCCATCCGCTGAGTTGCTGTTGGCGAGGCCGTCTTCGGAGACATATCCAAGCTGAGTATATGTCGCCGCAAGAGCGGTCGTGGCATCTGTCGGCAGAGCTGTTCCAGACGGTGCAAAGAAGATGGCACCGGCCTTCTTGGGCTTGCCGGTTGTAACATTTGCTACTGTGGCCATATTAGTCCTCCATATAGACCAGATCGAATACCGCTTGGTAGCGGTATTCTTTGGTCGTTGTATTTGTATAGTTGTAATAACTGTTGATTGAGCACTTCGATACATTGGTCAGGCCGTCGATGTCGGCCATCGCTTTCAGCACCTTATCATTGAGCTCCGCCGCCTCGTAAAGAGACTTTGCGTAGGATTGGACTGCCACAGTCGCATTGCGAATGTGGTTTGCCTCATCCCCGGCTGTCAATTCAATCAGGACATAGGGAGCCGCTGCGTTCTTCTGGCGTTCCATATACACAGGAACATCGAGGACGCCGTCTAGGTAATTCAGAACCGTCTTCTCGATCATTTGTGCACCGCCTTCAGAAGCGTGTTGTTCTCCATGTCTTCTGATGTCATGCTCTGCTTCACGAGGCCTTTGACACGAGTCTTTCCGTGTTCGATAGCCGGCTTTGAATCTCCGGCTTCCTTAGCGATGCGCTCGGTGTGCTCTTGGATCAGAGCTGTCACCTCGGAAGAGTTACGGAATTCCCGAAGACCTGCGATGTTCAGAACTACTTTGACATTATTCATAGATTTCCACCTGGATCTGATCATTCCAGTCCAATGGAACATTCTCATCGATATAGTGCTGTGGCTTGCCGATGGTCTTATAGACATGACCATTGATGCGGACCTTCTTGTCCTCCCAGTCATTGGCGTCGTTCTTGGGAATGCAGAGCGTGTAGATTGCTTTCTTCCCGGTTAGGTTCAGCGTATCAACGACATCTGAAGTTGACACCGGGGTGACCAGAACGTTTGCCACATTCGTCTCTGACGATGTGTAGATTGGGTTATTGAACCCGTCGGTCCCCGTTTGTGTCTCCAGAATCAGTGTCACGGTCGTCCCCTTGATCATAAGTCAAGGTGCCTGACCTGCTGCCGCCTAAGCCCGAGCTGAGCAAGTTCTGCTTTCTTGATGAATAAGCCTCCGCCTGGGACAAGATAGGTGATGCTCTGCGAATATCCTCCCGCGCTCTCCGTGGATTGTGTGGCAGGCTCGTCTTCCGTCGATGTCATCAGTGCTCTGGCAACAACATCGACCGTCACCTGCTTCGCAATGATGGCCAGATTTCCGGCAGTATCGTCGGTAATCATCTGGTCAAGATCCTTTCCCACGATGACGGCCTCTTCACGAAGCCTCGCGGAAACGATTGGAAGAAGCGATTCTGCTTTCGCCGTTTCTTCCGGTGTGAGCGCCCTAAACAGCGCGATCACATCACCGATTGTCGCAAAATCGCTCATCCCATCTACCTCTTTTCTTTTGCGGGCTTTTTGGCTTCCGGCTTCTCGGCCTTCTCAGGAGAGGTATCCTTCACTCTATCCCAATCGGGTGCCGAGATCTCGCCGTTAGTTTCAAGCAGCCTGCCTGTTTTTTTGTTCTTGTAAATCATTAGGCTGTGATGATGCGTGCGAAGGATGTCGCATCGAGGATTCCCCATCCGATGTACGCTTCTGCGCGGAGGCAGACCTGGTTGAGCTTTTTCAGATCGCCCAGTCCATCCGGGTCGCCATACTGGATGACTTCCAGAGGTACGTTTGCAGCATATCCCCAACGGAATGCATTGGCAAAGTCACCAACAATTGCCTTATCCTTGGATGTTCCGAAGGAAACCGTGCCGTTAACGTCAGACGGAATCCCGGAGAATGCGGTCGGATTCGCGCCGAACCTGAACTCCGGATACTGAGAGACATTGTTGGCCTTGATCTTAGACAGGGCAGCCGCGAACTCACTGTTCATGGCGATGCCGTTGATGATGCCGTCAGCATCCTGAATCAGAGCGACCGCGTCATCGATGTTGTCGTCAGCTGTGGCGGCAGCATAGGTGACGGTTTGAGTGACCAGAGTGTCGAAAGACTTTGCGCTGACCAGTGCAGAGGCCGTCCCGTCAGCCGGATTTACTCCGTGCATGGCGGCGATGTCCAGAGCGCGGCCGATCTTCTTGGCGAAACCATCGCTGAATGCCATCAGATATGGCAGCTGGTCCTCTTCGGAAGACCGGATGAACTCATCCGAGACACGGTGCTGATAGACGAACTTGATCGGCGTGATCGCCACAGGGGCGATGGCGGCAGATCCAGCCGGTTTTGCGGTTGCCTCACCGACGATGGAAGCCTCTCCATCAAGCTGGAAGGTCATGACATCGTTGCCGGTGAAAGCAATCGGCTGTGAAGCAGAGAGCTTGGCCAGCGAAGAATGACCGTTGGCCTTTGTGAACATTTCAGAAACGAGCTTAGCAGGGAACATTGTTCCTGCTGCAGTTGCTGTAGACATATATTTTCTCCTTTTAGGCTATTCGCCCTTCATCTTGTGAAGCATTTCTTTCATGGCCACCTCACTGGAGGACTTCGATGACGGATCTCCTTCCGGATTGGCCAAAGGTGCGACGGGCTTGGTGGATCCCATGAGCGCCTTCATTGAATCGGCGTCCTTCTGAATCTCCTCTTCCGTTTCTCCTCTGAGCCTGGATGCCATGTCATAAGGGAGCCCTGTTGCCAGAGCGATTCTCGTTTTTACCGAGCCGGTCTCGTATTCCTTAATCTTGGCCTCTTTGTCTGCGAGTTCCTTGTCATAATTCGCATATTTCTTGGTCTGCGATTCCAGTGACTTGGTCAGGTCATCTGCCTGTTTTTGGAGCTCTGCGGATGCCTTCTTTTGGTCATCCGGTGAAAGCCACCCTTCATACTTCTTGGCAGATGTTTCCTTTTCCCGCTTCAATCTTTCGTTAATGATCCTGTCGAGTTCTTCCTGTGATTCAATTGGTGTAAATTCTGCCATTTATTTTCCCTCCCCTACTTAACCCGGTAGTACGGTGCAATATATTAAAAGGACACATTTCTGCGCCCTCCTAATACCATATCTTTTGTGCTTTCTTTCCCTTACCTTCGATACATGCCCAATGAGCTAATACAACGGAGTCCAACAGCGCGATGTCTCTGTTAGCATCAAGGCTTTTATAGCCGAATCCTCCGTTACTTCCTATAGCTCTGTGATCACAGTTTGTTACAACGGCGTCTAGTGACGGCTGTTCCATATGGATCAATGTCTTGCCAAACACAGCCTGTTCAAACTCTGCGTTTGCTTTAATAATATCTGGGACTCTTGGTAATACAGGACTGCTTAGCTTAGCTCTGCTTAACTGGTCCGTCAGAATCTTCTGCCCATTCTCACCATCAATTACAACCGACGCAACTCTGGCTTTTTTTAGAAAATCCAAAATCCAACGTGTACCGGATCTGACAGCACGGATATCTATTGACTCAATGAATACGTTCTCACCTGACTTAACGGCAATCGACATTGCTGCATTTGTGCCATCATTGCCAAATTTAATACCGACATAAAGTTTTCCTGTCAATTTAGGCAATACGTCAACCTTGCATGCGTTCCAGTCAACCTCAGTGATTACCGATTTCTGGTTGTATGTCAGCCATAATCCAAGTCTCTGGATATTGAAATCAACGTCATCACCTTTAATCTCAGCATTTACGTTTCGTTCAGTCAATGTGATTCCAAGTGATGGGTTAGTTTCGTACCATGCGTCCTTATCATGAACGTCTGTGGACTGGTTAACTGACCATTCTGCCCATCCAGTATCTGAACGATCTCCGGAAAGAACATCCTTCCGCATCTTCTGGAAGACATCTCCGGAAGATACCAGTGTTGGCGGTGTTCCGCAGTAGATCGTCTGAGGATTCTTGGAATCAGTAACAACATACGTCAGTGATGTCTGCTGATCGTTTTGATACTCTTGGGCCTCATCGATCATCAGAAGATCATATCCGGTACCGAGTCCGCCCTTGGATGTTCTCGTTCGGAATTCTATTCGTCCGCCGCCGGCAACATAGATATGTTCTTTACCGTATGCTCTGTATTCTCCGGATATCTCCAGCTTAGCGGCTTTAACGACCTCATATAGGCGTTCCCAGACCGCATGAGCCGTGTCTGTACGGTGAGCGGTATAAAGTATCCTCTCTCCCTGTTCAAGGCCATACAGTGCACGCATGATCAATATCTCAGACTTTCCGTTTCTTCTAGGAACAGCAAATCCATAATTCATATGAACCCACAGCCCATGATCATTAATTGCCAACTGATCATAGATCTGCAGTTCCTGCCATTCCATTGCTGTGGCTCCGGAACTGTTGTAAAGCTTGATTGCTTCTTCTCCATGTGTCTCTGTGTAAGGTAAAACAACGGATTGAGTAGGTGTCTGGCGTCCAATTCTGGACTCAGCCATTTCCTACCTCCTATCCGCAGTCTGCGTATTGTGTATCCGGTGCTCTCTGCCTCGCCATGTCTTCTCTTCCTTTCGGCTATTTCAGCCTTGTTTCATTTATTTTGATAACATAGTCCAGTCCATACTTATCAATGTAACTGGAGTATTTGTTGTAATAAATTGATGCTTCCTTCTCAGTCATGTTGGTCTTCTGCAGGATCTCCTGGACAGATTCTTCTCTCCAGATACGCTTTTGGGCGTTCACCTTCTCCTGCTGGGCAAGCTGAGACTGCCTGGCACTGTAATTTCGAATACGCTCTTGGCTTGTATCTCCCCACTGCTTCGTCCAGACGTCCTGGCGGTTCTTCTTTCCGTCTCCCGGATCATAAACGACCGTACATCTGCAATTATCATGCCGTCTGTATATATCCTTAGGTACATCCGGATAAGAATAAGTTCCGGCAAGATTTGCACACCATTCACAGCAGTGGCCAACAACTGATCGTATGATTTTTGGCTTCATTCCAGACTCATACTGAAACTCTGCATTGGAAGACACCGAATCGTCCACGATTGACTGTGAGAAGTTCACGACCGGTTCCTGCAGGATCCAAGCGATGGTATCATACTGATCTTCCGATGTAAGCCGATTGACTATCCCATCGATCTTGTCCTGGTTCATCTTCGGAACGATTGCCTTGATGCCGATGTTGGCTTTTTGGTTCATCAGATCCTGCGCCTCTTTGCAATACTGTGAGACCAGGCTGTAGTTATTCTCCAACATTGGGACCACAGTCCGATCAGCGATGTTGTAGTACATCTTCCCGTCCGGGAGTACCGCTGAGCTCAGATTCTGCCCGAACGTCTTGGCCAGGGTCTCTCCAGCCTCGATTGAGAACTCATTGCACTCCTGATAGGTTGCAACCCCGGTTCTGACCTTTTCATATAGTGCTTTGACCTTATCGCTTCCATCAAAATGCTCATTGAAGTAGTTCTGGAGCTTCTGAAGAAGTTCGGTAGTTATGTCTTCCATCACTTAACCTCACTGCCGGGCTCTGGAATAATCGAAATTGGTGTGGTATCAGATCCGGATTCGACTCCGATCATCTGAGAGACGTTTTCTTTATCAAAATACCCTGGAATCGCCTGGTTGACCTTGCCAATGGCATCGCCAAATCCAGCCATCTGACTGGAATCGGCCTCAAACAGAGGCTTCCATTGCGGCTTTGTCATGTAAAACTGATTCCGCCTATAAGCGAAGTTATCACGGAGGCAGCTTGCCACATATCCCACATTGAGGAATCCGGATCCAAAGGTCTTTTCTGCCTTTGTGGCCGTGAGCCTCAGGGACTCATGAGCTGCCTTGATGGCATCAGCGGAAGAAGGGTTTTCCGTGGCGAATCCGAGATCATCCAATGTCAGCCCGGTCTCTCCTCCAAACACAGAAGCCAGTGTCCGGAACTGATTCACATGAGGCTCCATGTTCTGCTGGGTGAACTGTCCGACCTTCGGGGTGTTCCCGTCCTCATCCTCTCCAAGGGAAAGGAACGTGGAGATGGACGCCTTCTTGGAATCGAACTCAGCATCATTATTGAGCCCCAGAACGTACTTCTGAGGATATGAATAGAACTCAGCTGTCACGTCTGCCCTGGTGAGCACCATCCTGGCTTTGTTCTGAAGGTTCATGCAGGCCCGGCTGATTCTGGAATGGCCGAATGGCCTCTTAGCGTCCGGACGGTTGATGATTGGGACCAGGGTCGGATAAGGGACGTTATTGAAAAAGGTCGTCTGGGAATGAGCCTCTCGATCGATGACAAGAGTCTCTCCCGCTACAAAGTAAGCCTCGATGAGCACGCTGTCGGTATCAGAATCCCTCTTCAGCACTGCATATCCCTCTGAAAGAAGGCCAGTGATCGGGTCGATGATGCCGGTGGCGTTTGCCCCGTCTATGACCTGCAGCCTAGGGAATCCAGTGCCGTCGTCTGAGATATAGATGAAGCAGCAGCTGCTGATCAGCGCCGAATTGATTGCGGAATCGAAGAATACGTCCGGATTATTCAGGTTGAAGATGCCTTCAAGGTCATAATTGTCGTCTTTGAAGCCGTTGAACTGCATCCGATCAGCCAGGCAGTCTACTGATTTCGTGCACCAGCCGAGGATGGTGTCATACTTGAGGGCCATGTCAGCAGGGATCAGATCCCCAAAATCAAGCCTGGATTCCTTCTGCTCGTAGAAACGATAGCGGGTCAGGACCCGTGTTCTTTTGATTGCGAGCTTGTTCCTGAGATATTCAATCCCTTTCATGTGCATTCTCCTTGTTTACTATTTGAAAAAGGCCTTGTTCATTTTTTAGGAAGCCCTCAAAAATGCCTTTCGTGTGTTTTTTTGTACAGTTGCTGTGCGGATGCACGAAGAGGCCTGGTAGGGGGAGGTATGCCCCCTATCTTCCAAAATTAATCCAATCAAAATGCTGTGGCAAAACTCTATTGGAAATAATTTCTTCTTTATGTTTGTGATGTTTAATCAATGAATCACCTTTGGATCTGTTGCAGCAAAGATGTGCTAGCTGCATGTTCTCTATTGCATCCGGAGATCCACCTTTTGATACTGGAATGATGTGATCAACAGTTGCACTCATTGGATCCGGAAACTTCAGACTGAAGTCAACCGGTCTTCCGCAGATTGCACACACTGTCTGAGTTGCATAGATCCGCTTCTTGTTCTTCTGGTATGGAGTACGATGTGGACCAATGTGATCCGCTCTTACTACCTTCTTAGCTGCCATGTCTTCACCTGGTCTTCGCCTGCGACTTGTAGAACGCTGTAGCAAATGGCTTCATCGAGTTTCGAATCTCTTGCGACGATGGATCCCATGCTGCTTATCAAACCACTTGCGATACTTTCGGCACTCTGTGATCTCTCCAGTAGTCCAACATCTCGACTCACAGTTGGAGCATGGACATGACGACAGCTGATCCAGACGGCGCATCTGCTGCTTGAGTTCTTCGTCTGTTAGGCTCGATACATCGATTACATCGTCGTCCATTTTATGCTCCTTTGCTTTATTACACTAAAAAAGCGGTCGTCATGTGACTTCCGCTAATTTCTATGCTATCACTATAGCACATAAATACGTGCGCACCTGCGCAAGTTTATTTTGATTTGAATATGATCGTCCTGATGATCTTGTTGCAGATCCTGTTTATGCTCGATGCAGTATATCCGTACTGCTTTTCTAAGATCAAGTTCGGTACTCTTTTAATGTATTTGTTCTCTAGCATTCCTCTGCTCTCTGGGTCCACAAGAGATAGTGCCTGTCGCACGTTTTCAGCCATTCTGGCGTGCGTTCTGTATTCCTCTAACAGTTTATCCTTTTTTTCTATTAGGCCTAGATTTGACCTCTCAGACGGGCTGACAGTCGGAGATACTCTGCTGATAGGCACGCACCCTGCTCCAGTCATACGATAGTTTAGTTCTTCAAGCTCCAGAGAGATCTCCTCCATCTGCTGCAGATGCCAGTTCAGAGACAGCAGATCCCGTTTGAATTGCTCGACATCATCATTCATCCATCATCCATCCCCCCTAGTTTCTGAATTCACTGACGTTCCGCATCCTCGTCCATTCTTGTTCCACAGCACATGCAAATATTGTGATCATTCCAATTGCCAATACTACACAGAAAAGAACTTTAAACGCAATTCTTAACGGCTTTCTCAATCTTCTATGCTTTCTCATATGTTTCTTCAAAAATATCTGGTTTGCAAGGATATAACTCTCCACGAACGCCTTTAATAATGTAATCACCAATAGAAACTTTCATATTCAGATTGCCATTTAGAATTAACTCACCATAGTAGTAATATAAAGTTCCATTTTGTCTTGCTTGCTTCATCCAATCTGGCAAATTGTTAAACACATCTAACTCATATAAAGGTTTCCTGTAATGATATACTTCTACTACTACTGGTTTCTTTCTGTATTTCATCTTATTTCTCCTCACCAATCAATGATTTTATTTCTGTATTTTTCAACATATTTTGCTTTGCCAACGACATCGTCAATGACATATCTGCCAGCATATTTTAGTTTAACAAGGCACTCAATGAACTCTCCCTCGTTATTTACTACTTGTTTTGAAGAAATGTCATCAGAGAAAACTACATGATACAATATAGTTGTTTTCATACTTATTTTTTCTCCTCTATGATTGTCATAAGCCCTATATGTGTTGGGTCTTTTAGTATTTCATCTGCATCAATCAATCTCATGGTTTTCCTCCGGTCTGAATCTAAGACCGTATTCAATCATCTTGCTCTCGATTTCCTGCAGTGATTTCTTTCCCAAGTTTCTAACTTTCGTCATTTCGGTATAGGTTTTACCGCACAGATCACCCAGCGTATTGATTCCTGCACGCTTGCAGCAGTTATATGACCGCACGCTCATATCAAGTTCATTAATCGTTTTTTCAAGCAGTGTGCTTTTATCCGCTTCTGTTCTTTTCTCTGGCGTGATGTTCCTGATCTTGTCTAATTCTGATTGCATGTATTCGGCTTGTGCTTTGTAATGCTCCGCCTCATCTTTCGTTTTTCTCCATTCTGCTTTTGGAACGCACATGATCGTGCCCTTGTACTGTTGAAAACGCAGCTTTCTGATTGCTTTTGCTTCCACCTGGCGGATACGCTCTCTTGTGACTCCGCATTCTTTCCCAGCCTCTTCAAGCGTCATACCCCATTCGTAGCGCATCTGAAGGACCTT